ATTGGAAAGAAGGGCAACGGCGAAGCTGATGCCTGGGCAGCACTCGAAAAGCACGCCGATGAGATCCAGAAATCCATGCCAAATATAACGAGAGCTCAGGCTATCGACAAGGCATGTGAACAACACCCAGAACTCGTACATGAATACGAGAATGAGAGATAAAGGAGGAACAATCATGTATCTAAACACGGGAATTAATGACAGCCCGACAATCGTCGGTAAATCTACCGATGCCATTGTAAATGGCGCTTTCCTCGCTGCAAAATTTGACGGAGCCGGAGGCATCGTCCTTGCTGGCGCAGGAGAAAATGCAATCGGGCTTTTGATTGCAACCACACCTGAAGCAGTAGCAGCAGGTGAAGACGTAACGGTTCAAATCAAAGACATCGGCCTCTGGAAGACAGGAGCCGCAGTAGCAGCAGGCGCAGAACTTACAGCTGACGCAAATGGAGCTGCAGTAACAGCTACAACTGGAAAATATGCAACCGCAATTGCACTTGAAGCGGCTGCGGCACCAGGAGCAGTAATCAAAGTACAAATTGTTAAGTCCGGCAAGATTCCGGCTTAAACTAACACGAAAGGAGACAACAGACTATGAAAGGAACAAGCGTTTCTAATCTTCAGGTAGAAATTGCAAAGGGCTGGAAACCAAATAACTACCTGACTAACATGAGCATGGCCTACTTCCAAGAGGAGGGAGACTTTGTAGCACCTGCTATATTCCCAATTTGCCCTGTAGGCTTAAGCTCCAGCTATTACTACACTTTCAGCAAGGCTGACCTTGCAAGAGACAATGTAAGCCGCAAACCGGCATTCGGTAAAGTGCAGCCTGCGTTGATGGGACAGACAGACAACACATACAAATGCGAGGTAGACCAAGTGATCGTCGGAATCGACCAGATCGATGCCTTGAACTACCAGAGAAGTAGAGTCCCAGGAGTAGCAGATCCAAGAAGAGCAAAAGTAAGGTTTGCAACAGAGCAGATGAAGCTCCATCTGGATATTTTATTCGCGCAGAACTTCTTCAAGCCAACTGCATGGGGCAATGTATGGACGGGGGCAGCAGCAGCAGATCCTGCTCAAAAGAAATTCCTGAAATTCACAGATGCGAACTTTGACCCTGTTAATTTCTTTGATGCAAGAATGAAGGAAATCAAACAGAGTGGTCGTAGAAAACCAAATAGGCTAGCACTTGGCGTGGATGCATTCAACGCACTAAAGAACCACCCTGATATTGTAGAAAGAGTTAAATACACCGGCAGCACAGCAAACCCTGCAATCGTAACAACTGCAGCTCTTGCAGCAATCCTACAAATCGACCAGGTAAAAGTACTTGAAAGCACCTATAACGCTGGTGGAATTGGCAAGGAAGATATGCAGTTTGTCTGTGCAACCGACGGAGCGCTTCTTTGCTACGCAACAGACAACCCTGCAATCGACGAGCCAAGCGCAGGCTATATCTTTACATGGGATATGCTGGGCAACGGCCAGTACGTAGCACTTGACCAGTACGATGGCGAGAATGGAACTCATTCAGAGTTCGTGGAAGGCTTAATGAGCACCGACATGAAGAAAACCTCTGATGATTTGGCAATTTACTTCGACCAATGTGTATAAAGGAGGAGGAACACATGAACGGTTACACTTGCACTAAAGCGTGCACATTTGGAGGCGTCACTTATTCAGTAGGTGACGCCATTCCTTTTGAAGCCGTTCTTCCAAGCCGTGAAAAAGCATTAATCAAGCAAGGGCTTATTGCACCGGCAATCAACCTCGAAGAATTGCTGAAGGAAAATAAAGCCTTACAAGCAAAGATAGCGGAGTTTGAAAAAGGTACTACAATAGCCCATGAATCACCCACGGGAGACAAAAACGAGCAAAACAGTATTGCTATACCAATCACAACCAAAGAAGGCGTCCTGAAGCTCGTAATGACACCAGATGACATTATAAAAGCGGTAACGACCATGCAGTTAAATGCAGAGGATGCAGCCAAGGCGGTGGGTGAGATTGAAAAAGAAGAAACCCTAATATTAATTGACGCGTTGGACACAAGAAAAACCGTCAAGACAGCAATCACAGCAAGGGTGGAAGAGATGAAAACCGGTAAGGAAGGCGGCAACAAGGAGGACAAAGGCCAGGGTGATGCGTAATGCCAGAGAAAAATTATACGTACGACCCGGCTAAAATCAGTGAAAACGGCAAAGACAGGATGCGCTTCGAACTTGGTGACACCATGGTAGATGGAGGATCCGAAACAACAGCCCTCACAGACGAGGAAATAACTGCAATATTAGACATGTACCCGAATCGATGGAAAAGAGCAAAGCTGGCACTTGTTGAAAGTCTATGTCGGCGCTTTTCTTACGAGGTAGATACCAACATCGGGCCACTTTCCCTGGGGCTGCAAGGGCGTGTAGAGACATGGAGAGAAATGTACAAAGAACTGAAAGCTGAGATAGGAGGCTATGCAGTACCGAGAGCAAACCCAGATGCAATTGGCGGCAGTCCTTACTTTTATGCTGGAATGATGGATAACCCAGCAGCCGGAAGCAAGGAAGGTGGCGGTAATGATGTACCTTAGACCAGGGAACCTTTATAAGGATTTTACAATTGAGAAAAAAGGAACAACCATAAACTCTCGAGGAAGAGCCCAAAGAAAGTTCAATAGTGAGCCAGCAGAACAAATAAGAGCTGTACTGGCGGAAGCAAAACCACAGGAGAAGGAGCGATGGCGGCAGCTTCAACATCCGATAAGTCACACCCTAGTCCAAAAAGGAGCCCCAAAGGCGTCGACGGAAGACCGTCTGGTCTTTGGAGAAAGAATATTCTTCATCCAGGGGATAGATGAGCCTGGTGCCTTGGGACT